TATCTTGTGTAATGGAGTAGATGATCCACAAGTATTAGCTACAGTAAGTGCAAGTAATTTTAGCGATTTAACTAACTGGCCATCTAATACGACTTGCAAAACTATAAAAGCATTTGGCAACTATCTTATGGCACTTAATCTTACAGAAAGTGGAGTTGAACTTCCTAACAAAGTTAGATGGGGAGATGCAGCACAAAACTTTGCATTACCTTCTTCTTGGACAGCATCAGCAACTAATGATGCAGGTTCTATAACCATAGGTGATGAATCAGATTTTATTGTAGATGGATTGGCTTTGAAGCAATCATTTATTATATACAAAGAAAACTCTACATGGTTAGCCCAATATATAGGGGGAAACCTTGTATTTAGTTTCCAAAAGTTATTTAACGATACAGGGGTATTGACTAGAAACTGTATAGCAGAATTTGACGGAAACCATTTTGTTGTAACTCAAGGTGATTTAATCGTACACAATGGAGTATCTAAAAAGTCTGTAGCTACTGATTTAATTAAAAGACAGCTATTTGATGACATTAATAGTGCCTACTACAACTTAACATTTTGCACACACAATGTGCAACAATCTGAGATGTGGGTTTGCTATCCTAGTATCGGTTCACAATATTGCAATAAAGCACTAATTTATAACTATGTTAATAACTCATTTACTTTTCGTGATTTGCCTAATATTTATCACATTGGTCCTGGAATTGTAGACCCTGGTGCAACATCTGTTGTATGGTCAGGACAATCAGCTACATGGACAGCTTATAGTGGTACATGGGGAGATAGGCAATATAACCCAACAGAAAGGTCTATTCTTATGGCAGGTGTAGCAGATACTAAACTGTATCGTGGAGATTTTGGGCAACAGTTTGCAGGTGAAAACTACATCACAACCATAGAAAGAAAAGGATTAACCTTAGATGGCAACACAAACACAGTAAAACAAGTAAGAAAACTTACACCTAAGATAGCAGGAACTGGCAAATGTACTATATCGGTAGGAAGTTCTATGAGTCCTAACGGCACATATACATTTACACCTAGTCAAGAATTTACACCTAATACGCAAAACAAAGTAGATTGTAGAAGTACAGGTAAATTTATAGCAGTAAGATTTCAACACACAGAAGATAGCACTTTTGAGCTGAACGGATATGATTTAGAATATGAGGTAATAGGAGAAAGATAATGGCACAAGCACCTAAATATACCCCTAATCCAGTACCAAGTAACCCTGAAGATTTACCAAGATATATCTTTGAAGAACTTACTAAACTGCAAGGTGCGTTAGAAGAAAACGCAACAACCTTTATAGAAGTAAAACATGTAGAACCTATAAGAAAGAAACAAGGCGATATTGTCTACGCTGATGGCTCTGACTTTAATCCTGGTAGCGCAGGTGAGGGCATATACTTTGTAAATGCAGCAGGTAACTATACTAAATTATGACAACATTTCTAACAGGCATACCATCACAAGAGATTGATGAGATATGGGAAGCATGTGAACCTTTTATAGAAAGAGCAGCAAAAAAAGGTCAAAGCGAAATGACTTCTGAAGATATTTATAATTTTTGTAAAGACGCAAAAATGCAGTTATGGATAGTATTCGATAGCGAAGCTAATATAAAAGCAGTTGTTACAACAGAAATTATAAATTACCCAAAGAAAAAAGTTTGCAGAGTAGTAACTTTAGGTGGGCAAGAAATAGATGACTGGTTACATTCTATAACAGTTATAGAAGCATGGGCAGAAGAAAACGGATGTCATGCTATGGAAACATTTTGCAGGAAAGGATTTATCAAAAAATTGGAGCATTACGGATATGAACAAACATACACAGTTCTTGGCAAAGAACTTACAACCATACATTAAAGGAGAAACACTATGAGCTTCGGTGGAGGAGGTGGCGGTGGCGGCACACAAGTACAAAGAAGTGAACCATCATCAGTACAAGCACCTTATTTAACAGATTTATACAGTCAAGCGCAAAAAAACTTTCAGGCAGGACCACAACAGTTCTTTCCTGGACAGACCTATGCAGGCCCTAGCGATACAACACTAGCTGCTGAACAGGCCGCAATACAAGCAGCAGGAGCGCAAGGTGCGTTAGGATATGGTTCTATTGTTCCAGGATTTCAACAAGCATTAATGAGTCCTGCACAAAGATTTCAAGACCCTATGTTACAACAATCGTTAGCAGCAAGTCTAAGACCTATAGAAGAAAGTGGCTCTAGATTGCTACAACAAGCAAGAAGGGATGCTACAGGAAAAGGCCAATTAGGCGGTACAAGACAAGCTATTTTAGAATCAGAAGTTATAAGAGATATTACTCAGAAACAAGCTGATGTTGCATCTAAATTGTATGGAGATGTGTATGGAGATATAGTTAAATCTCAAGCAGCAACATTAGGACTTGCACCAAGTATTATGAGTACATTTGCTCAACCTGCACAAACACTTGCACAAGTAGGTCAAGCACAAACAGCAAGAGCGCAACAACCTATAACAGAAGCTATGCAACGATTTGCATTTGAACAAGCAGCGCCAACTCAAGCACTACAGCAATATGGAAATATTGTAGCGGGTAATATTTTACCAGGCACAATAACAACATCAGGCCAAAGCAGCAGACCTAGTTTCTTACAAGGTGCGGCAGGCGGAGCCGCAGCAGGAGCATCAATAGGTGGTGCGCCAGGCGCTGTTATCGGTGGATTATTAGGAGGACTATTTAGATAGGAGAAATATTATGGAACAAGGCGGATTTTTTAACATACCAGGGCTTTTAAATTTTTTTACAAACAAGCCTGTAGCCCCATCAGGTATTTTTACTTCACCTGAAGAAGTAAGAAAATTTCAACAATTGCGTTCTCCCACTTTTGAACAAAATTTAATTAAACAACAAGGAATGGTAAACCCAGTTGCTTCGGTAGACCCTAGTGGTAATGTTGGGCAAGTAACGCAAGACCAGTTACAACAAGGAATAGGTGGAGCATATAATTTAGAAACTGGGCAAATGCAGCCTGGAGGAATAATGGGTATGCTATCGAACCTAGGAGATAGTTTTTCTAATATGTCAGCAGATGAAACTACAAATTTAGTACAAGGACTATCAGGACTTTTAGATGCAACTCAACCTGCTCCTATGGATTTAAGACCAATATCAATGCCTTCTGCATCAGCAGGCCTTAGATTACAGCCAATTGACTTAAATCAATATTATGGCAGTTTATTAAAATAGGAGATATAGATGGCAATATTAGGACCAGACGGGAGACCAGCAGAAGAAACAGTTGCTGAACAAGAAGAAAAGAAAAATCGTAAAAATACTGGCGCTCAACAAACACAACAACAAAGGCAAGCTCAAAATAGAATAGAATTTGAAAAAACAGAAAGAGCGCAAGCAAAAATTAGAGAACAACAAAGATTGGCCGCAAGAGGACTAGGACAAAGAGCATTATCAGGTTTACTTTCGGCAGGTCGTTTTGCTTTAACAAGAAGCCCTTATGGTTTGTTGGCATATGGTGGTTACAAAGGTCTAGAAAACCTAGGAGTTTTTGGTAACAACGAAGTTCAACCACAACCTACAGTAACTGCTACACCTGTTGGAGTGCAAGAACAACAAGAACCTTCAGCAAGATTTAGTCAAGTTATATCTCCAACAACATCTGCTACTAGTAAAGAAGTTTTAAACGCTGCCTTATTAAGAGCGGGTTTAAGTTTATTGCAAGGCGGGTCAGCAAAAGAAGCATTAACCGCAGCATCTACTGTATCAGAAGCTAGAACTAAATTTAGAACTGGCGCACAAGCATTAGCAGAAGGACAAAAGAACTTAGGAAGTACTGCTACAATATATGTATCACAAAACAAAGATGGCACATACAGTTATAGCGGTAGAACTGATGCCAACGCTACAGATATTTTAGGAAAGATTATAAGTCAATCGCAACAAAAAAAAGTAATTACTAAAAAAATAATTGATGATATAAAAGCAATACCTAAAAACGCAAATGTTACAGAACAACAAATAATAGATTCCTTAAAAGCACAAGGATATTCAGAGGAGCAATAATATGGTAGATGTAGTTTTACCTGACTATCTTCAGGAAGAAAAAGTTGATGTAACCCTTCCTGATTATTTACAATCACCGACACTATCTGATGAAGAACCTGTAAGGCCTACTCCAGGTGGAGATGTAGGTGCGGGTAAAATGGCTCAAGCATTAGCAGCAGAAGTTGCTATATCAGAGGGTGGAAGAACAGCGTCAGCATTTGGAGGCCCATTAACTTATATTTTTGGAGCTTTAGCTTCAGGTGCAGCAGGTTCATACGCAGCACAAAGAATTACAAATCCTGATGACATATCAAAAGGAAGATTAGTAGCCGATGCATTTATAAATTTAATACCAGGGATGAAAGCAACCAAAGGAGTAGGTGCTGTTCAAGATGCTTTAGTAAGACAAGGCGCACTAGGTGCAGGTATAGGTGCAGCAGGTATTACTGGTGAAGTTGTTATAGATGAAGGCAGGATGCCAACAATAGAAGAATTAGCTAGCGCAGGAATAACGGGTGGCGCATTAGGTGGTGTGTTAGGTTTAACTGGAGCAGGAATATCTAGACTTCTTACAAAGTATGGCGGAAGCCCTGCTGAATTAATGTCTAAAGTTATTAGAGAAAACTCTGACCCTGACTTAACAAGAATGTATAGTAAACTTAGAAATCTTGGAGAAGAAGACGAAACTATATATCAAGGAATTTTTAAAGATAAACTAACAAATGTTAGAGAACAATTATCAGATGAAGCTATACGAGCAAGAAGACTACAAGATACTTCTGCTGATGGTCAATATAATGAAGGTGGTGTCTTAAAAGTAAGAGAATATCAAAACGAAAAAGGCGTAGCTATGGGAAAAGACCAACAAGATTACTACGCAAAAAGAAGACTACAAGAAGCTAAAATAACAAATAACTTAAAAGCGTTATCAGAAGAAAGTCAACTTATAGATGATGAGC